AAAAATGGGCGAAATCGAACAGGTTTTCCTGTTGAAATCAAATTTACAGAGTAAATTGGAACATCTAATTTAGGTAACATAATATCCTCGCTTGTTTAAAATTTTATAATGCACGACCAAGTGGTAAAATCCTTGAAAGACCAGAACCAAAGAGAGCAGTTGCAGCTGCTGCAAGGTCGTAAGTGCCCTCATAAATCGGTCTATATCTCTGATATGCAAAAGAGATAGAAAGGCGATGAAAACCGTCTTCTGACCAACTTAATGTTTGTGGTGCAACTCCAACAGGAAATGCATCCATCAATTCTACTGCATAGATTTGTTTAATGAAATCATCGTACTGAATGATTTTGATGTTCGTTAAATATCTTGATTGTTGACCTTTTGGAAATCTCAGATTGTTTGTATCTGAAGGCATAATTGCTTCCATCCAACGGTCAAACAATTTTCTTTCATAGAAATCATTTGTACAAATAAAAGTTAAGTTCGTATCAGTATATTGTGTTTGATACGGCACTTTAAATGTGGGACCATAAATTTTCACATCAGCTGTTGCCAATGTTTTACCGGGTAGTTCTGCACTTTCACATTGAAGTGCCAAGTATCTCGACATTGAAGAATTGGATGTCCGAGAGTATTCATCTTGTGCGCCTTGACGACCAAATGCAGAACCAATTGCATCTGAAACATCAGAAAAGATGGAGTTAGGAAAATTCAATATCTTTTCAAGTATTGAATTGCCTATGAAACTGTTAATGTATGGAGGAATAGGAAGAATGACTTCGTATCGTGATGGTTTTGCGAGACCATCTTTTCCTCTTACATTTGATAAAAATAGATTTGGTGAAAATGACATTAGAATTTTTTCCGTGAGTCTGAAAATACTTTACTTGTACTGGCACCTACAAAGTTCTCTGCTGGCAACATAACTGCAATATCCCATTCGTCAGCAGTAATCTCAAGAAAACGAGATTGTATTTGAGTGAACAAATATCTCTTAATGCAAGGTGTTGCCTCAAATATTTTCGATGCAGATGCTAAATAACCGTAACTAATTTGCAGTTTGGTCTTTTCGTTATAATCATCATTAGATGCCACTTCACTCAACTTATCTAAAAGGATGATTCGTTGCTTTGGGTGAATATAGTGCAAGTTCAACCCTAAGAACCCGTCTGAGTATCGTTCTATTGGAATCACCAATGGGAACCTGTCGTAATATGGCAACGAATCTTTAGTCTTTGGATCATAAAAATAAAAATACATTCTTCCTATCATAGAAGAATTTTTAAGTCTTTCATTGTCTCTCATCAATGAAGAAGGAGAAGGAGACAACTCTCTAACTTTAGAACGAATCCAAGCCCGTGCTGCATTTGTCCTTGGCGTAAGACCTTCTTTCGCCAAAGAATCTTTAATTCTGTCAATTAATTTTTTTGCCATCCGAGTATTTATCTCAGATTCCCAAGTCTTTTTCTGTTATGAGTTTAAACTGCCATCCATGTTCTTTACAAAACAAATCGGCAGCTTTCCATTTTTCTTGATTGATGGCATATGTTGCCATTTCGTTAATGAATCGTTGGGTCTTGCGTTTTTGCACTGGCATTAGTGTCTGACGATACGGCTTCACCTCCAGCACCATTGTCGTCTCCTGGCCATCTCTCCGTTTGGTCCTGACAATGAAATCTGGAAAATAACGATGCACTTTTTGGTCAATTGGCGAAACATACTTTATGGGCAACTCCTCAGATGCCCACCATATAACGGCAGGGTTATCATCGAGGTATTTCATTACCCGAAGTTCCCATGATGAACGATAGACGATACCATTTGGGTCGCCTTTGTATTTCTGTGGGTTTCTCGGTTTAAACCATCCTTTGTAAGACATAAATAATATGTATTAACCATCAACGGAACTATCATGCCATTATTTGGATTCGCAGACATTTCTTTCAATAAAGGTTCTCCAGTAAGAAAAGGACCACTCGCATCTCTTGTAGGTAGCGATTTCGAAACTTCAACTTTACGATATCCAATTGACTTGGGAAGTTTTGATAAAGGACATTATGTCGTTTTCTATATTAGAGAACAGAAGAATACAAGTTCTCAGTTCCGAACAAACCGTTATGCATCTGAAGTAGGAGAATCTGGCTTTTCAGATGTAACAAAATTTACTCCCGCTTCTGTTCAATCCGTTTTACAGAACCCACAAAGTCTTGCAACAAATTTTGGCAACGAATTGATGGGAAAAATTAATAGTGGTTTGAATCAAATCAATCAAGCCACAGGTGGTTCATTGGGTGGCATCACATCTCAAATCAGTAAAGCTGCAGGTGGTGCGGTAGGTGGCATAGTTGGTGGTGTAAACAATCTTTTCGGACAAGCAGGATTAAATTTTGGCGGCAGTTCTGGTCAAACAACTGCTGTTCTTGACCAAAGTATCAAAAGAATATCAAATAAGAGTTTTATCAAAACAACAAGACTGACGAAAGATGCAATTGCACTTTACATGCCAGATACTTTGTTGTTTAACTATTCACAATCTTACGACCAAATTTCTCCAGGAAAAGAACTCGTTGCTCAAGTTGCTGGTGCAGGTAGAGCTGCAATAGAAGCATATGAACAAGGTGGTGCTTCAGCTGCAACCGGGTCGGTTTTAAAGAGTGGTGCAGAAGCTGCAACACAAGTTCTTGGCCAGGCAGCAGGTCAAGCATTAGGAAGTCAAGGTTCTGCTCAAGTTGCCCTCGCAGCACTTGGTCGTGTACAGAACCCTATGTTAGAGATGATTTATCAGTCACCTAACTTCAGAACATTTCAGTTTGATTTCTTGTTTTATCCAAGAGATGAACGAGAAGCAATTGAAGTTCAAAGAATACTTGAAAGATTTCGTTTTCATCAGGCACCAGAAAGACTTGAAGGTGGTTTCTTAATTCCTCCTGCCGAGTTTGACATTAAGTTCTATTATCGTGGTGAAGAAAACAATAACATTCCTCAAATCGCAACATGTGTTCTGACCACAATTGATATGAACTACGCACCAAATGGTTGGAGTGCATACGAAGTTCCAGGTGAAAATAATCCCTCTTTAGGTCGTACAGGTATGCCAGTTGCAATTCAATTGACACTTCAATTCCAAGAAGTTACTTACCTCACAAAAGAAGATTTCAGACCACCCAATGAATTTAATACTGCTGAGAATATTTCAGCAAGTCAATCAGGACAATTTGGATCAAGTTAATGGCACGATACTTTAATTACTTCCCAACGACAGTCTATACTGCAAACACAAGTTCAGCAGGGTTAGAGTTTGTCACAAATATTATTGCAAGATTTGGATTTGAAAAAAGTCTAAAAGAAAATGCTGCAGCATATTACAAGTATGACATTCAAGATTCAGATACGCCAGAAATCATTGCAGCAAAGTTTTACGACAATCCAGAAAGACATTGGATTGTTCTTGCATTCAATGAGATATACGACCCACAATGGGACTGGCCATTGCCTCAAGATTCTTTAATCAAATTCATCAATGATAAGTATTCATCGAATGGTTCTGCAAACACACCTGCACAAACAGGTATTGTTTGGTCGCAGAGCATCAACAATGTTCATTCGTATTACAAAGTCATCACAAGAACAAATTCTGATGACCAAACAATTACAGAAACGATTGAATTGGATGCAGGTACTTGGGCAAATACTGCTGCGTATGATGTTGACTACACATTGCAAGATGGTTCAACTATCAATGAAACATTAGTCAAAACAAGAAAGACATTCTACGAGTTTGAAGTAGAAGAAAACGATAAGAAAAGAACAATCAATCTATTGAAACCAGAATTTGTTCCTGCGGTTGAAAAAGAATTCAAGCGCATCATCAAAGGTAAAACATGAGTATTTCAGTAAAGAAGTCTACGCAATTTACAATCAATGAATTGTATATTGTTACAAAGACAGGTGAGACAATTGACATAAAGGCGATTTACGAAGAAATAAGTATTTTCGATTCGTTGTTTACACCTGTGATGAGTGGCAATATTCTGATTAAAGATTCAGTAGGTCTTTCGGGTATACTTTTGTTTGATGGTACTGAAATGTTATTGATGGACATTTCTAAAGATGCAAACTCTGACATTGCAAACTTTCGTAAAGCATTTCGTATATACAAACAATCAAGCAGAAAAAATAATGGAATGAATAGTGAAATGTATGTTCTGCATTTTGCTGCTGATGAAATTATGTTTTCTGACCAACAAAGAGTTAACCAATCATACGAAGGAACATACTCAAGTGTTGTTGGTAAAATTCTAACAAACTATCTTAAAGTTCCTGAGAATCAACTTGGTGGTCGTTATGAAGATTCTATAGGTGTTCGCAAGATTTCAATACCTAATTTAAGACCTCTTGAGGCAATTGAATGGTGTGCAAAAAGAGCAGTAGACAAGAATCAGTCACCAAATTTTATGTTCTTTCAAAACATGACTGGTTTTAATTTTGTTACTTTGTCCACTTTACTTTCTGAAGTTGATGTTCTCGATGTGAAGATAGAAACTAAGAACCAGTCAAAGAGTAATCCAATTTTTGAAATGAGTACTGCTCGTGGTTTTGAAGTAATTGCACAGGCAGATAGTATTGAAAGAACTCGGTCTGGTATCAATGCCGGTCAATTCATTGGTTTCGACCCAATCACAAAAACAACATCAAAGAAACAAATTAACTTTGACTCGGTATACAATTCACTCAAACATGCAAACGACAATCCAAATTTAAGTATTGAGTTGAATCGTGCAGGTCAAGATGTGCGCCAATCTTTTGATTCTAAAAAGACAGTTAGTATTTTTAGTGCTGCACAACAATTAAGTGGTTACATTAAAGAAAAAGACCCAACAGTTTTATCTGTTCTCGATAACTTTGAAAATTATATTTTTCAAAGAAAAGCAATCATTGATTTGTTAATGTCAAAAAGAATTAAAGTTGCAATGCCAGGAAACTTTCAATTGTCTTCTGGTTTTAATGTCAATGTTGCCGCACCTACACTTGGTAAAAAAGAGAAAGGTTCAGACAACCTTGACCCAAGTATGAATGGTAAATATCTGATTGTTGCATCAAGACAGATTATTGGTTACGACAAACACGAAACAATTATTGAAGTTGCATCTACATCAACGAACAATGAATTTATCCCGGCGGCAAGTCCAAAACAAAATCAGGCTTATTTGAGTTATTAATATGGAACAAAAAGACTTTGCAGGAAAAAGTGGTTTTATATGGTGGATTGGTTTTGTTGAAGACCGTCAAGACCCACTTAAATTAGGTCGTGTCAAAGTGCGATGTGTTGGTTGGCATCCTGACAATAAGATGCAATTACCAACAGACAAGTTGCCTTGGTCAATGACTGCATTTCCACCAAACAATACGAACCCATACGCACCAAAAGAAGGTGACATGTGTTTTGGTTTCTTTTCAGATGGTGAAAACGCACAAGAACCTATTCTTCTTGGAATCTTTCCAAGTATACCACTCAAAGCAGCAAACCCACAAGAAGCGTTTAGTGACCCAAGAGTTGCGGCACAGTTAGCTGCAGCGCCAAGACCACCAAAGTCAAAAGAATATAAAACAGACGGAACAGGAATTGTAGTTACAGAAGAATCACAAGCAAAATTAAATCCTGTTAACCTTGATGAACCAACCACATCAAGAATTGCAAGAAACGATACCGCATCAATTACAAAAACTTTCATACAAGAAAGAAAAGATAAAAAAGTATCAAGTGTTCCTACTGCAACATCTACTTGGAATGAACCAGAAACAAAGTATGGTGCCGTGTACCCTTATAACAATGTAATGGAAACTGAATCTGGTCATATCGTAGAATATGATGACACGCCAGGTAAAGAAAGAATTCACATCGCACACCGAAATGGTTCTTTCACAGAATGGTATCCAGATGGCGACCGTGTAGAGAAAATCACAAAAGACAAATACACTATCGTTATGAAAGACGATAATGTTTACATCATGGGAGACTGCAACATTACGGTTCAAGGTAATGCAGAAGTTTATGTGCAAAAGAATGCCACAGTTAAAATAGACGGAAATGTTGATGTTACAGTTGGTGGTAATTATAATGAATATGTAAAAGGAACATACTCTGTGCGTTCAGATGGTGATATGCAATTTGACGCACCAAGGATAGACTTAAACTAATATGCCAAAAGTAGCCAGAGGAGACGGAGTTGATGTTGTTAATACAGGGCATCCAGTCTGTATTGCACCTGGTATTATTGCGACTTTATCGTGTTCGGGAGATGTTTTTGTAGTTGGTGTTGGTGCTCATAGGTTTGATGACACAAATACTCCACATACTCATTGTCCACCAGTTTTTTCGACAACAATTAACTCTGCAAGTCCAAATGTTTATGTAAACGGAAGGAAAATTGCAAGACAAGGAGACACATATACTTGTGGGGCTTTTATACAAGAGGTCACACAATCTACGGTATATGCTAACGGAGATTAAATAAATAGACAATGGCAACAATTACGACAAATATAGAAACACCAAGAAGTTTTAAAGACTTGGATTTGAATTTTACTTCTCATCCTGTTCGAAAGGATGTGACAAAGCATGTCAACGAATATGCTATTATCAATTCAGTTAAGAATTTAATTCTCACAAATCACTACGAAAGACCATTCCAACCAGAACTTGGAAGTAACATTCGTAGACTTTTGTTTGAAAATGTTGATGTAATTATTGCAGCACGAATCGAAAGAGAAATTGTAGAGACTATTGAGAACTTTGAGCCAAGAGTGCAAGTTTCAAAAGTAACTGCAATTCCTTCACCAGACGAAAACAGTTATAAAATAGAATTAGAATTTTTTGTTGTAAACAGGCCAAATCCTGTTTCAATCACATTTTTCTTAGAACGGATTAGATAGAAATGGCAGACCGTCTACGAGTTACCGAACTTGATTTTGATACAATCAAGAACAATTTAAAATCATTCCTGAACCAGCAGTCTGAGTTTACAGACTATGACTTTGAAGGTTCAGGTCTTTCTGTATTGTTAGACATTCTTGCTTACAATACTCACTATAATGCATATTATCTTAATATGGTTGCCAATGAGGCATTTCTTGATACCGCACAATTAAGAGATTCGGTCGTTTCACATGCCAAAACATTAGGATATGTTCCTTATTCCAAAAAAGCACCAATTGCAACAATCAACTTTACTGCACAATCATCGTCTGCAAATAATGGATACTTGACTTTACCTACAGGTTACGGATTTCTGTCTAATCAAATTGACGGCACTTCTTATAACTTTGTTGTACTTGATGACATTATTGTAGCAAAAGCAAACTCTCAATATTACTTTGAAAATGTAGACATATACGAAGGTCAACTTGTAACTTATAATTTCATTCTTGACGAACAGGCAAATCCAAAACAAGTCTTTACATTACCAGACCCAAACATTGATACAACTACAATTAAAGTGTCAGTAACACCATCTTCTGGAAATACTCAAGTTTCAGTTTACAGTTTAGTGAGTGATGTTCTCGATGTGACTTCAACATCTGAAGTTTACTATTTGCAAGAAGATAAAAACGGAAAGTTTCAAATCTATTTTGGTAATGACATTATAGGTAAAAAGTTACCTGATGGAGCATCTGTTTCTGTTCGTTACCTTGTAACAAATGGACTTGTTGCAAATAAAGCAAACAACTTTATTGGAACATCATCACTCACCGATTCTTTAAGTGAGAGTATCAATAGTTTCACGATTGACAATGTTTCTGCTGCTGCAGGTGGTTCTGAAAGAGAATCAATTGATGAAATCAAATTTAACTCTGCTTCACAGTTTACAACTCAAAATAGACTTGTCACATTTAAAGATTATGAATCATATCTGAGACAAAACTATCCTGCAATCGATTCAATTTCTGTTTGGGGTGGTGAAGATGAAACACCTCCTGTTTTTGGTAAAGTATTCATTTCGGTAAAACCAAAGACAAATTTCTTTTTGACCGAAACAGAGAAACAAAGAATCGTAACAGAAATTCTTAAACCAAAATCAATCGTTTCAATTGATGCTGAGATTGTCGAACCACAATTTCTTTATATCATTGTTGACAGTTATGTTGAGTACGATAAAAACAAAACTACTCAAAGTCCAGATGCAATCAAAAATGCCATTCGAAGTGCAATTTTGATTTACAACACTACCAGTTTGAGTGACTTTGGTTCTGTTCTTGTTCTCTCTAAATTACAAGATTCAATCGATGGTGTCAATCTAAATGCAATTCGTGGTTCAGAAACAATTATTCGTTTACAGAAAAGATTTGAACCAGATTTAACTGTTGCCAAAAATTATACAATCAATTTTAATAATGAACTTTATCGTGGCACACTAAATGACCGTCTTTCTTCAAGTGAGTTTGATGTGTTTGACAGTTTTGGTATTCGCAGAAAATCTCAGATTGAAGAAGTCTCACAGTCATTTACAGGTATTTCTTCTATTTCAGTTGCTAATCCAGGGTTTGGTTACACAGAAACACCAACTGTAACAATTACAGGTGATGGCATTGGTGCAGCTGCGACTGCAAAAGTTGTAAACGGAAGAATTGAAAGTATTACAGTTACGAATCGTGGTATTGATTACTCACGAGCTCTTGTCACAATTTCTGGTGGTAATGGTTTTGGTGCTTCTGCCATTGCAGTTCTTGATTCCCGATTTGGTTCGGTAAGAACTTTCTACTATAATGAGAATGCACAAAAAGTTGTTCTCAACTCTGCTGCGGGAACAATAGATTACTTAAACGGTATCATCACACTTGAAAACTTCAGAGTTCTTTCTGTCGATGAACCAGATGGTCATATTCGTTTAACTGCTCGGGCAGAAAAAGGTATTATCTCGTCAAATAAAAATACCATCATTACAATCGACCAAGAAGATTCAACATCCATTACAACTGAACTCGTTGCAATTTAATGGCAGATTTTAAAACTTCTCTACTGATTAATCGTCAAGTTCCTGAATTTATTCGGGAAGAATATCCTTTATTCATCACTTTTCTTGAAGCATATTATGAGTTTCTTGAAAATGAACAGGGTACACAAAAGAACGATTTAGTTAAAGTATCAAAAGACCTCAGAAATCTTCCTGATGTAGACCAATCAATAGAAGATTTTCAGAATTCATTCTTTAACATGTATGCATCTCTTGTTCCACAAGATGTTGCAGTTGATAAAGCCACACTCATCAAAAATGTTCTTCCTCTTTACCTCTCAAAAGGTTCTGAAAACTCATTCAAATTATTGTTCAGACTTTTGTTTGCCAAAGAACTTGATGTTAGTTTTCCAAGAAGCGATGTGCTTCGTGCATCAGATGGTAAATGGTTAGAAGAAAAGTTTTTAAAGATTAATAACACTATCTCTACAGTTTATACTGGAGATGGTACAACAACAATTTTCGATTTAATTCCTTGTCGTTGCCCAATTACAAGTGGTGCTCTTGAGTTCTCTGGTTCTGTTTTTAGAAATGGAATTGAAGTACCAACAACGCAATATTTTGTAAGAAAAGATATTCTTAAATTATACTTCTATACCGCACCTGCAAATGGTGATGCAATTGAAGTATTTTACAATAATCCAGATAAAGACATTCTGGTTGCAAGAAAGATTACAGGTCGCACTTCAAATGCAAATGCACTTGTTGAGAGAATAGGTACACAAGTTTTAAACAATCGTATCGTCAATGAACTTTACATAAGTGAAAAAACTTTAAATGGAACTTTCTCAATTGGTGAAGATATTTTTACTGACTATGTAACCAGTACAGGTAGTTTAGTTACAATTAAATTGCGAGGTGTTTCGAGAATTGTTGCAGTCAATGTGATTGATGGTGGTTCAAACTATCAAGTAGGTGATGCTGCAATCATTAACGCACCAGAAGCAGAAATTCAGCCTCTCGCAGTCATCTCAAAAGTTTTTAGTGGTAAAGTTAACCAAGTAAACATTCTTGATGGTGGTGCAGGATTTCAAGTACCAAAAAGAATTTCTGCTGTGGGGTTTGCAAATACTGAACTTGATTTTGCCGTTGGTGCAGTATCAGGTACATATGCCAATTCTGTTGCAAATGTTTTTTATATCTACTCTGATGTGATTTCGGATATTGACCCTGCCAACACCACAATTGATACGACAGATTATAATTTTCCAGGAAACACATCACGATTTGGTGTTACAAATGTCAACACAGTTATTCAGAGAGCATTTTCAAATGCCACATATACTTTAATTGGTGGTATTAGTAATGTTGCAATTATTACATCAAATGTGATTGTTTCAACTACACCAGTTTTAGATGCAGAACCTGCCACAGTAACAATTTCACCACTTACTGCAAATACTACAGATGATACAGTTGTTTCAATTGACACTTATGGTGCAATAGGTAAACTTAGAATTATTAGTGCGGGTTCAGGTTATCAAATTGGTGATGAACTTATAGTTACCAATCTTCCAAATCGAATGTCATTTGGTGTGGGTGCAGAAGGTGAAGTTTCAAATACATTCATCGGAACAGGTGCGATTACTCAAGTACAATTGTTGCCACCAAAAATTACAGGTACAGTTAATGTTTTCTCGTTGTCAAACACAAACATTCAAGGAAACAACACCACATTTTTAAGTGAGTTGGCCAATGGTGATTTGATTGTTGTTCGAACTGGTGCAAGTGGCATTGGTGCGTATGAGACAAGGAAAGTTATCAATGTTCTTGATGACGAAAACATCACAATCAATGCTGCTTTCTCAAACGACAGTTTCCTCAATGACAGAAAAATACGCAAAGTAGGTGTTTATCCAATTGGCGGTCAAGGTTATAAACAAGACAGATTACCAATTATTACTGTTGCTTCTGCAAATGGTTCAGGTGCAAATATTATTGCAACCGCAGTTCTTGGTGCCGGAGAAAATCTTGAAGCGGTTGGTACAAAACGACCAGGTGAAATTGAAGAAATTGCAATTGTCGACCCAGGTTCAAGAATTACAGTTATTCCTCAAGTAGATTTGTCACTATCTGGAGATGGTACTGCACTTGCAAATGTAACATTGGCACCAACTTATGATTCGTTGCGAGGCAGATGGACAAGTTCTGATGGCATACTTTCATCAGACAGAAGATTGCAAGGTAGAGATTTTTATGTTAATTACTCCTATCTCACATCTTCTTTTGTGGAGTTCTCTAAATATAAGAAAATATTTAAAGAATTGTTGCATCCTGCTGGTTTCAAAGCTTATGCAACATGGGAATCTTTCAATGTTGTTTCACAAAATGCTTCAACTCTCACAACATTAGTTGCACCTACGACTGTTCGTACACTTTCAGGTCTTGTTAATGTTGCCAACGCAAGCATCTATGTGACAGGCATTGGAACAAGATTTAATGTTGCGAATGACATAGGACTGATTACAATTGGTTCTTACATTGCAGTTAATTCAGAAATTAGAGTAGTAAACAGTATTATCAGTAACACAAATCTTGAAGTTACAAGTGCATTTACAATTAGTGCGAACCT